CTGCCCGAACCCTGCCGCCGCAGTGGTCTCAGTCCTCGCCACCCTCATCGCCTTGAAGCTGGCCTGCTCATCGTAGTACTGCCTCAAGCCGCGAGCGATCTGTGCGTTGCTCTGACCTGCTTCGACTCCCTGCTGGATGATGCGCTTCGCGTCTTCCAGGTTGGTGGCGGCGATGGAGACAACACTCTCCGCGACGTGCTTGGCGAGCCATGCCTTTGCCGCCGCGGTGAACGGGTCGTAGACCCACTTGCGCTCGCTGGGCCCGGTGGACTTCTCGGCGCCGAGGTCGTCCGCTATCTCCTTACCGAAGTCCTCAATCAGGACGGCGTCAGTGGCCAGCAGGAGCTTCTCAAATCGCTGTGAGGATGCCTTGATGGCTCCGGCTATCTTGGGGTATGCGGCGGCGACCGCGGCCCCCTCCTGCTCGTACAGCGGGATCAGCTTCTTTTGGATGACCGGCCACCATGCCTCCCTTCTTCCGTCCACCTTCTTCCAGTGAATCGTTTTCTGCTCCTCGGTGGTGAGGTTCAGTGCCTTGGTACTCTTGGCCTGGTCAGTCGGCTGTGCTGTCGGGGCCCCGACCGCCGCCACGTTGAACGGCAGGTAGCCATTCTCCCAGCCCTCGAACTCACCGAAGCCGAGCTCTAACTTGTCGTTGATCTGCTCGAACGGGACGCCCATTGCCCAAAGTGTCTTCGCTTGTTCAGTCTTTTTTCCGAAGTCACCGCGTAGGGCGGCCACGTTCGAGAGGTCGAATGTGATATACGGTTTGTCCTGGTAGAGCGGCGCCAGCCGGAGATTCAGGGTGCTGCGGATGTCCTCCAGCAGTGGCACCACCGCGTCCTCGTAGAGAGCCTTCCGGGCCTCCATCACGTTGTTATAGGTGGAGTTTTCCTTGTCGCCCACCCACCACGAATCCACGCCGAAAGCCGCGGCGATATCCCGTTTGTTCTGCAGGCGGCTTTTGATATAGTCCATCTCCATCGGGGTCAATGACATCGGGAACCACTTGTAGCCTCCGCCGAGGACCCACGGCTCACCGCGTTTACTCTTCTGCAGGAACTTCTCACGGACCACGCGCTGGGCCTCCTCGATCTGGTCGGCGCTCAGCGGATTCTCAAACTGAAATCCTCCGGGCGGGACGTTCCTATTCTGCATGATCACCTTCTGCGAGTCCTGCGCCTCGTTGTCGGTGTCCACTGTCCGGGCCGCAGCCATGAGGTCCCCGACGCCCCAGTAGGGATTCGCCGGGTCGAACTGCATATGGTGAATAAATGACTCGGGGGGCAGGATGCTGGTGGCGCCCTGGGAGGTCTTGAGCTCCCAGCCCTTCAGCCACTCGCCGGGGGCGTCGGATGGGATCGGCTTGACCATATCGGGCATCACCATCCAGAGCTCCCGTGGGGTGCCGCCCATCATGACCGGGCACCACAGGGAGTTGCCTGCGAGCTTGAGGTGGGAGGCGGTAAACTCTATCATGTCCTGGCCACTAAACTCGGGGTTGGGTTTCTTGAGCAGTTGGGTGACCGGGTGGTCCACCTTCTCCTCGCCGCCCTCCTCGTCCAGCGCCACCCAGGGGATGCCGGAGGCTGCCTGGACGATCGACCGGACGGCGCGGTACACCGCGATCGACATCCGGTAGCCTTCCCTGGTGGCCTTCCGAACTGTCATGTCGGTATAGATGGGTTGGCCGGACTGGAAGAAGGAGTTCAGCTCATACGGCGTAGGGCCGCCACTGGTGCCCTTGAGTATCTGGCGGGCCACCTTGAGCCGTATTGTATCGAACAGTGTCGGCATTTTTATCTCCTAACCAATATGCAGCGGGTTCGCCTTAACCTGGGCGAATCCCACCACGCCATAGCGCCGAGCGTCCATGCCGTGGCTGAATTCGTGGGTGGTCTTGTCGGTCAACTTGCCGTTCTTGTCCTCGATGTACCGGAAGTTCCGCTGCTCCTTGATGCACTCAAGTGAGTCACTGGTCCAGAACTGCTTATATTGCAGCACCTTCTGGTGGCCGAACTCCACGCTGCCTGGCCCCTTGGGCGCTGGCTTGATATTGAAACCGTGGCGGGCGATCTCCTCGTTGGACTTCGGCTCGGCGGCGTCATCGTATATCTCGTCGTAGTGCTTGATGACGCCGAGGTCTGCCATGCGGTGGGCGATGTCGTCGTTGGTCAGACCGGTCTCATATATCAGCTGGCGGCTATGCAGTTCGTCTCCCCTGATTACGTTATGAAGCAGGACGGTGGGGTCGGTGCTGAAGCCGTAGTCCAGGCTGTAAAACTCCTGGCCCGACTCCGGCAGCTTGTCCTCGATCGTAAACACCGGATACACCAGCCCCTCCACTTTGCCAAGCAGGCCCAGGCCGTAGATGTTCCACCAGTTGGGATCCTTGTCCCGCTTGGACTCGATGTTGGTGATGACCTCGGCGGGCAGGACGGCCTTCGCGTCCAGGTAGGTGGAGTGGATGAAGGCGGTGTCAGGCCAGCGCATCCAACCGGGTATTGACTTGCCGCCGGACTCATACTCGTAGGCCCAGAATTCAGATGTGGGATTCCAGTCTACAAACGTAAATAGACGGGTCCTGACGTCCAAACCATCAGCCACAGTCCAAGGGACATTATTCGCCTCGTTGATATAGAGGATGTCACGGCGCGGCCCCTTGACCTTACCTGCCTCGTCGGCCCCGAAGAACTCCATGACGCCTTTGCCGAAGGTGTAGGTCTGCTCGGTCTTGTTGTAACGCTTGTCGTCGAAGTCGTCGCCCATGATGGCTTTGAAGTCCCGGATGCAGCCGCGCTTAAGATGGGGCAAGCTCTCGGAGACTGTGGAGATCAGGAATGGCTTCCTGGCGTGGGAGGCGATCAGGATGAGCAGTTGCAAAATACTGTAGGTCTTGGAGCTGGAGGTGCCCCCCTCATTACAGGCCCGGCGCTTGTCCGGGTTCAGCCAGGCCGCGGCGTTCTTCTCGTAGATGCTGGTGGTACGCATATCCATCAGCGGGCCTCCAGCTTGAGGTTGTCGGGTATCTCTCCCCAGAATGGAGGCAGCAGGGCCAGACAGTCGCCGAGGGGCGTCGTGTAGTGGGTGGCGTCAAAGGTCTGGGCGTCCAGAGCCTCCCATGACGCAGGGCCCCTGGTCCAGTCCATCCACCACCCTGGAGTTGTGTGCCTCCCTGGGTGCCTGAGCTCCTCTTCCAGCAGCTTCTCGCCATAATTCTCTGCAGACATCAGCCAGTCCCTGCCCCGTCGATCACGGCCTGCGTCATGTTCCTGGCCGCCTCGCTCGTCACCTGAATGTTGATGTTCTGCTGCCGGTTGTCGATATTGACCTGCGCCCCGTCATGGTAGAGCCCGTCCATTTTGTTGAGCAGGTCGATGGCGGTGGCGATAGGGTGCAACTTGACCTTCGTGGTCTTGGTGATGCCCTCCCCCGTGATGGTGATCTCTTGGAGCGCGGCGGACTTGAGGTTCTCGGAGGTCGCGCCCTTGCCGACGAAGTTGGCGAGCCTGCCCCTGACAATCTCGGTGAGTACCTGCTGGCGTTCAGTTTTACCGGCGATGCTGGCGTCAACGGCCATCTGGCGCAACTCGGCGATGCGAGCTGAGATGTAAGGCTTGAGAAGGTTCTCATAGCCGATAACCCTGGCGGTGCGTGGTGAGTAACCCGCGGAGATTGCAGCCTCGGTGGTGTTCATGCTGCTCTCGGAATAGCGAAGGCAGAAAGTTTCCTGCTTCGGTGTGAGTCGGATAATGGGAGGGGCAACTGCAACGGCTACCATCAGCCCACCACCTGCTCGGCTTTCTTGCCGGTCCACGCTTCCCATCTAGCCAATATCACGTCACAATATTCAGGCGATATCTCCATCATGAAGCACCGCCGCCCCAGCTTCTCGCAGGCGATCATCGTGGTGCCGGAACCGCCGAAGGTGTCAAGAACGTTCTGGCCGACATGTGTGCTACCGCGCTCTAGAAACCACTCCCAGACCTTCTCCGGCTTTGCTACTGGGTGGCCCTTCACATCCGCGTCCCGAGTAGCCAGCATCGTCACACCATCTGGGCGGCCTCCGAGAGATTCGTGCAGATACGGGTCTCCGCCGTAGGCCAACACGGCATGCCACGTTGTGAACCCCCACGGGTTCATCCCGCCACCAGCAGGTATCACCCACGCCAATGTCCACTTCGGTGTCGGGTAGTGCCACATCATGTATTGACCGGGCGTCAATAAGACCACCGGCCACTTGAGCAACAGCGGCATAAACTTCGGTATGAGACTTATGACATAATCACGGCTGTCATCGAACGTCTGCTTGACGTCGACGCCGACGCCGTACTCAATCCCGACGCCATAGGGCGGGTCAGTCAGGACCAGGTCTATCTTATCTGTCCCGATGAGCCGGTCGTGATCATCTGCATTGGTCGCGTCGCCGCATAAAAGTCTGTGCGAGCCAAGAATCCACAGGTCGCCAGTCTTGACAATAGACTCCTTGACCTCCGGCACCTCGTCGTCGTCCGTCAGCCCCTCGCCGTCCTGGTGCTCCTGCGTCATCAGGTTCTCGATCTCTTCCATGCTGAAGCCGGTCAGGCTCATGTCCACGCTACCGACGTCGAGTTCCTGAAGTATATCCTTCAGCAGCACGGTGTCCCAGTCGCCGGATATCTTGTTTAGCGCCAGGTTCAGCGTCTTCTCCTTGTCCTCCGGCAGGTCCACCACCGACACGTCGACGCTGGTGTATCCGAGCTCCTTGAGCACCTTGAGACGCTGGTGCCCGCCGATCAGGACGTTGCCCCGCATGTTCATCACCAGCGGCTCCACCACGTCGAACTCAGAGATAGCCTTTTTGAGGTTGTCGTAATCGACATCGCCAGGCTTGAGGTCGATGCGCGGGTTGTAGGGCGCCGGGTTGATCTGGTCAATGGGTATCGTCCTGATGTCCATCAGACGGAATCACGCGCATCAGTAATGCGTAGAAGTTTCGGGGCTTCGGCGACCACTGTGGCGGTTTCAGTCACGGGGCCTCCTGGGTGATAGTGGCCCGGTGATGCAGAGAGGAGTCACACCACCGGGCCCCCACATTCCTCTTAACTGAAAATTGTAGTACTGCTTTTGGGGTTTTGTCAAGCGGTGAGGCTGGCGAGATGTCAGCGGAGTGTGATCCGTCGCGGTTCCCGTCAGCCCCTAGAGCATTATACCACGGGGGTATAAGCCAACTTACCGCAGACCGGGCAGGTCGGCTCCCAGTGTAGGAGAGTGTACTGGCATTCCGGGCACGTCCTCCCGGCACCGTAGTCGGGTCTGGGTGTCGGTGGTGGTGCGTAGTAGCTGTCCCAGTGCCGATGGCTACCGTTGCCGAAGGGTGTCTCGGGGCCTGAGCGTTTACCTCTTAGCATGATACCTCCAAATATGACCACTGGGATGCCA